GAAATAAACGATATTATTTTAAGGAATTATCATGATATTGGATATGTTTTAAATATGGAAATAAACGATTTTATTCAACAGTTTTTAAAATTAAAAGAAAAGGAACTTGAGCAAAAAGTTTGGGAAATTTGGCTTGTTAAATATCCACATATGGATAAAAACAATTTTGTATCTTATGAAGAGATGCTAAATTCGGCAAAACAGCAGGAAGTAAAGGAAGTTGATAATGTTGAAATACAAATACCAATAAATGGTGTTTATGTTGATCAAATATTTTTTTGATTCAAGGTGGTGAAATTATGGCAGAGGATATAGGAAGTTTAATTGTAAAAATAGAGACAAATTTGAAAGATTTTGACAAAGGTATGCAATCGGCAGGCGATAAAATAAGCAGTTTTGCAGGTGGTGTTGCAAAAGTCGGACTTGCTGTAGGTGCAGGTATGGCTGCTGCTGGAGCTGCAGTTTTTGGCATGGCTTCAAAGGCTGCTGAGGCAACGGATAGGATAGATAAGTTAAGTCAAAAAATAGGATTAAGCCGGCAAGGATTCCAAGAATGGGATTTTATGCTCTCTCAGTCTGGTGCAAGTGTAGAAGGGTTACAAGGTGGAATGAAGGCATTGACTGGAAGGGTTCAGGAAGTTATTGACGGTACAGGACAAGGTGCTGCAATGTTTGAACAACTTGGTGTAAAGGTTAACGATTCAAGCGGTGCTGTTAAAAATCAGGAACAATTATTAAATGAAGTGGTTATTGCATTTCAAGACATGGAGGACGGTTCGATTAAAGCAGCTCTGGCAAATGATCTACTAGGACGCAGTGGCTCTGAACTTATGCCATTATTAAACGGTGCTGCTGGAAGTGCTGAGGAACTGCGAAAAAAAGCTAATAGCCTCAATCTCGTATTGAGTGATACGGCTGTTGATTCAGGCGTAAAATTCACAGATACCATGGACCAGATAAAACGTTCTTTGGGAGCTGCAGCGACAAATATAGGTGCTGAACTTATGCCAATGGTTCAAAAAATGCTTGATTGGGTCATTCAACATATGCCAGAGATAAAAGAGGTTATGAAGAATGTTTTTGAATTTATCAGTAATGTGGTAAAAAATTCAAGTAAGGTTTTTAAAGAACATATTTTACCTGCTTTAACCTCATTTTGGGAATGGGTTGAACCTAAATTACCAGCAATAAAACAATTTTTTGTTGATGCGTTTGGCGTGGCAACTGATTTGGTAAAAGGACTAGCAACTGCCGTCAAGGATACTACAAAATGGATGCAGGATCATTGGGCAATTGTTGAACCGATATTAATAGGTATAGGTGCAGGTGCTTTAGCATTCGGATTAATAACCGCTGCAATCTGGCTAGCGAACGCGGCCATGGCAGCACTGGCATTACTAACCTCTCCTATTGGGCTAGTTGTCCTTGCGATAGCCGCATTGGTAGCAATTGGCGTCCTGCTTTATAAAAATTGGGATGAAATATCGGCCTGGTTGGGGAAACTTTGGGAAGGTATAAAAGAAACAGCCATAAATGTGTGGAATGGTATAAAAGAATTTTTCGTAAATCTTTGGGAAGGTATAAAAGAAACAGCCATAAATGTGTGGAATGGTATAAAAGAATTTTTCGTAAATCTTTGGGAAGGTATAAAAGAAATAGCAACAAATGTATGGAATTCAATTAAAGAATTTTTTGTTACTACTTGGAATGATATAGCTACAACTGCCAAAAACGTATGGAATGAAATAAAAGATTATGTCATTGTTATTGGAAGTATAATTACTGGTTTATTTATTCCAAAACTTGTTATGATGGCTGTAAGTGCAGCTGTGAATACCGCTATCGTGATATCGTCATGGGTTGCCATGGCTGCACAGGCGTTAGTTTCTGCGACAGTATATGCAGTTCAGGTAATTCCTCAGATTATAGCATCATTTATAAGCATGGCTGTAAGTGCAGTTACAAATACCGCTATCGTGATATCGTCATGGGTTGCCATGGCTGCACAGGCATTAGTTTCGGCAACAGTATATGCAGTTCAGGTAATTCCTCAAATTATAGCATCATTTATAAGTTTGGCTGTAAGTGCAGCTACGAACATTGCTATTGTGATATCGTCATGGGTTGCCGCAAGTGCGTCTGCAATAGTTAATGTAGCAATTATGGTTGCATCGTGGGCATTCCTAGGTGTTCAATCGCTTATTCATGCGGCAAAAGTAGCTGCGGCATGGCTTATTGCTATGGGACCGATTGCATTAATAGTAGCGGCGGTTCTTGGATTAACTGCACTCATTATTTTAAATTGGGATACAATAAGTTCATTTCTTGCTAAGAGTTGGGAATGGATTAAGGAAACAGCAATAAAAGTATGGAATTCAATAACTGATTTTTTCAAAAATATGTTTGAAATTTTGCTTGATTTGTTTTTTAAATTTCATCCTTTAGGAATAATAATCAAAAACTTTGGCGCAATAACAGACTTTTTTAAGTCATTTGGTCAAGGCGTAAAAGATATATTTTCAGGGATAATAGACGGAATAACTGGCGGATTCAAGGGCATGGTAAATGGCGTAATATCAGCTTTAAATTTTATGATAAGATCATTAAACAAACTTAAATTTTCCGTTCCTGATTGGGTTCCGGGAATTGGCGGTAAAGGATTCGGATTCAACATTCCAGAATTGCCTAGACTTGCAAAAGGAACAAATTTTGTCCCATTTGACACAATGGCATTTTTGCATAAAGGCGAAGCAGTTATTCCGGCAGCAAATAATCCAAGCAATCCGGCTGCAAACAATCCTGTTGGCAATAATCCTGTTGGCAATATTCCGACCATAATTATAAAAAATTACGGTACTGTAGTTGGTAGCAATGGAATGCAGGAATTTGCGAGAATAGTTTCACGAGAAATAGAAAAAGATTATGGTTTGAGTGTTGGAGGTGCTTTCTAATGGCAGGAACGATTATACAAATAACGCCACAAGGAAGCACCGCCCAACAGACGGTGAAAATATATGATAGTTGTGTAGTTAAATTGTCAACAACAAGTCGAGTTGGAAGTTTTGATTTAGTTTTACCTAGGAATGACAGTGATATAATTGATTTGTTTACTTTTGGTTCTGATGTACAAATAGAACAAGACGGAAATATATTTAGAGGATTTGTACTTGACTCTGGGAAATCTCTTAACAGAAATACAAAAACTGTAACAATAAGTGGAGCAGACTATACTGCAAAAACTCAGCATTTATTGATTACTGAAAGTTACGAAGAACAAACAATAAATTATATAGTTGACGATTTAATGGCAAATTATGCTCCTTTTGCAACTCGAAATAATATTGAAACTTGCAGTAAAGTTATTACAATAACATTCCCGGATAAATATCTCTGGGATTGCATGGAACAACTTTGTGCTATATCTGGTTATGAATGGTATATTGATGAAATTTTAGACGTACATTTTTTTCAGCCTTCATCAAGAATCAATTCGAATTCTATAATAACCGGGAATTTTTATGCTGGTTCTGCTAATTTAAAACCAGATGGTAGCAAACTTGTTAATAGACTAATCGTAAAAGGCGGTAAGGCTTTGAGCGACCCATACAATGAAAACCTTATAGTGATAGACACAAATCCGATAGCATTAAAATACACACCACACGCAACCACCGCTGGCGTAACAGTTTTATTTGGAACAGCGAGCCAGACTGTTGGCATTCAAAACATCACTCCAGCAGGTACTACAGATTTTTTATTAAACTTTTCTGAAAAGTTAATAGTGCCAGACCAAGCAATAACAGGTTCGTATACTATTACTTATAAATATGAATACCCATTAAAAATATTACTTGAAGAACCTACAAGTATCGCAAGTTATGGTTGTTGGGATGATATTCTTATATCGGATACTGACGATCAAATAATTGCAACAGAACTGGGGTTTGCGCATCTTGCAAAATATAGTAAGCCGCTTATATCTGGAAACATATCACCATTTGCAAACATCTATAAACCCGGTGAAATTGTAATTATTACAATACCAGAACTCAATATAAATGAATATTTACAAATTAAAGATGTTACTTATACCTCTTTAATTGGACAATCGAGAGTTGAACGTACTTTGCAACTTGAAAGCATACCAAGAGATTTGCCTAATATACTAAAAGACCTCAATAAAAGGCTAAGTAGATTAGAATCTGATGTTTATATAACTGAAGAAGCCATAATTTTGAGATATATTGCCATAATGGAATATTCTGAATGGAGCGAAGTTGTGAAAGTATTAAATCATTCATGTCCTGTACCATCAGAATACTTATACCCATCAGAAATATTATACCCATGTTGAAAGAAAGGCGTGATTTGATTGTTTGAATTTTTACATAGTTGGATTGGCAAATGGGAAGTTGTTATTAGAGATTTAAATAATAATGTAATCGAACGTACAAATATAAAGCCTAATTTAATCATGGACGATGGTATTAATATGCTTAGAGATTTGATTTCGGGTGCCATTACAGACGGCGAAATAAAATACATAGCATTAGGGGATAGCGATACAACTCCTGCAATAAATCAGCATACTCTTGGCAATGAAAAATTTAAAAAACTTATTACTTCACAGACAAATCAAACTGGTATTGGCATATTACTAACAACTGTATTTATTTCTGATTCTGAGGCAAATGATTTTAAAACAGAAGAAATAGCTTGGTTTGCAGGAATAAGCGCGTCAGAAACTATAGACAGTGGTATTATGGTTGCAAGAGTCCTTTATAGTAGACAGAAAAACAACCTTGAAAGTTGGACTATTAACCGAACAGATACATTTAAGAGAGGAGTATAATATATGTATACAAAAACGACTTATGTTTCAGGAGGAGCTCCCGGAATATCCGCGACCAGATTAAATAATAATGAACAGGGTACTTACGATGCGCAATTATATGGGTCAGATGTTGGCGGTGATGATACCTATGTGCTTGATTTATCGACAACATTGGTTGCAGGAATGATTGTTAGTATAAAAGTAACTACTGGTAATACTAATTCTTGTTCTTTATCTATTAACAATGGCGCTAACAGTTATGCAATAAAAAAAATAACTAATTCAGGATTGGTTGATTTAGAAACTGGTGATATAGCTGCAAGTGCTACTTTTACAGTAATATTCGATGGAACATATTTTATCGGGATAGGGCTTGGAATTGGTTCACATGTGGCAAATACAACAACTGCACATGGAGCAGTAAGTGAGGCTACAGCCAGTAAAATAATAATCAGGGATGCAGCAGGTAGGGCAAAAGTAGTAGCACCGAGTGCAGAGGATGATATTGCACTTAAAAGTAATGTTACAACAGTTGCTGGAGACCTTGTTACTCATACGGCGAATACTACCACTGCACATGGTGCAGTATCTGCAGCTACAGCCAGTAAAATAATAATCAGGGATGCAGCAGGTAGGGCGAAAGTAGTAGCACCTTCGGCTACAGACGATATAGCTTTAAAAAGTACAGTAACAGCAGATATTGCAACTCACGCCGCGTTAACCACAGCAGGAACTCATGGAGCAGTATCTGCAGCTACAGCCAGTAAAATAATAATCAGGGATGTAGCAGGTAGGGCAAAAGTAGTAGCACCGAGTGCAGAGGATGATATTGCACTTAAAAGTAATGTTACAACAGTTGCTGGAGACCTTGTTACTCATACGGCGAATACTACCACTGCACATGGTGCAGTATCTGCAGCTACAGCCAGTAAAATAATAATCAGGGATGCAGCAGGTAGGGCGAAAGTAGTAGCACCTTCGGCTACAGACGATATAGCTTTAAAAAGTACAGTAACAGCAGATATTGCAACTCACGCCGCGTTAACCACAGCAGGAACTCATGGAGCAGTATCTGCAGCTACAGCCAGTAAAATAATAATCAGGGATGCAGCAGGTAGGGCAAAAGTATCAGCTCCATCTGCAAGTGATGATATTGCTAGAAAAGATACGGTAGATGCTGTTGCAGTGCTTGTTGGCACGGTAATATGGTATGCAAAGAATACTGCCCCTACTGGCTATCTCAAATGTAACGGTGCTGCTATATCACGAGCAACTTATGCAGCTTTATTTGCTATAATAAACACAACGTTTGGTATTGGTAATGGTAGCACAACCTTTAATGTTCCTGACTTGCGAGCAGAGTTTATTCGTGGTTGGGATGATAGTAGAGAGATTGATACTGCAAGGGTATTTGGTAGTAGTCAAGACGGTACTATTATTATGTCTAATACTACAACTCCGGGTCAAGGTACATTGTGCAATGCAAGCAATTTAGATGAAACCTCTGCACTAGCAAACGGAGATAGGTCGTCAGCCTCCACTAGCTCGAGTTCAAGAAGTCAATTTAAAGTTAGACCACGTAACGTGGCACTATTAGCATGTATAAAATATTAAAGGAGGGCAACATGAATATATATCATTATAATCCACTTACAGGTAAATATGCAGGAAAAAGCATAGCAGATGAAAGCCCTCTCGAAGAAGGCGTGTTTTTGATTCCTGCGAATGCGACGGAAGTTAAAGTTTTAGATGTGATAGATGGCAAAATCATAAAGTTTTTTGATGGTGGATGGGTATACGAAGATATACCAGAGAAGACATTAGAAGAATTAAAACAAAATAAAACTACAGAGCTAGACAATGCTTGCAATATGGATATATGCGAAGGATTTTATTCCACAGTGGATGGGATTGAATATCTTTGGGGCTTTGATGAGAAAACTGATCAGTTAAATTTAAATCAGATGCTGTCAGCAATTGCAGCGGGTATCGCTCCCAATGAATTTTATTGGAAACCTAAAGGTGAATTATCCCCTATTTTGATTATAATTGAACAGTTTAAACAAATGTGTGTTGATGCTCAAACAGCTAAAGTGTCAAAGATATTTAATTTTTGGACGTTAAAAGCGCAAGTGTTAGCCTGTGAAACTAAAGAAGAAATTGCTTCGATAGTTTGGTAGGTGATTTTAATGAAACTCCAATCTTATGATTTGATATTTTACAAAGGTAAAAGTGTATTTTCAAAGTTAGTGAAATGGCAAACAGATTCAGAATATTCCCACACAGGATTGCTACTAGACAATGTCCACATAGTTGATACTAGTTTTAGGCAACCGCTAAAGGTAAGACATTTTGATTATAAGTTAAGTGAGTTTGATGCCTATAGAGTTAGTAATTTAAACTATCTTAAAATTGAAAAGATTAATAATTTTATCCAAAGGACTTTGAATGACAAGTATGATTATGGTGAGATTTTTGCTTATATTGTTAATAAATATCTTGGAATTAGTGTTAATCACGATGTGGACAGATTTGTTTGCAGTAGTTGGGTTAATGAATGTTTTAAGAGTGCAGGAATTGAATTAGTAAATGGAGATGAGTTTGTTAGTCCAAAGGGGTTGAGTGAAAGTGAGAGATTGGAAAAAGTAAATTAGTTCGACAAGTCGGTTAATGGTAAAGCAATATGCCGTACTAATGATTTAATAATAAGCAGAAGGCCGAAGGTACGCAAATACCAACGGCCTTTTAATACACCTTTCACTACCCACACGGGTAGATAATGAAAGGTCTTTTCATTATAACAATAAAACGCGGGAGGTGCAATATGCAAGAAGGAATAATACAAATCGTGGTTTATTTATTTAGCGCAGCTATGACAATTGGAACTGTATTATGGCGTATCAAGGAACTGGAAAAGCGAGTGGACAAACACAACAACCTCATAGAAAGGATAGTTGCAGTTGAGCAGAATATAAAATCTTCATGGTATCAAATTGATGAAATTAAAGAAATTTTAAGGAAGGAGTAATTAAGATATATGCAACACTTCATAATTATAGTATAATTAAATAGTGGGGATAGGGTCTCGAGCCTGACAAGCAAGTTTTCCGAACTTGTTTTCCCATTACAAAATAAAACGGAGATAACCTACGGAGGGTTAATTATTATGACAAAAATATGTAGTAAGTGTAAAAATGAAATGCCGGCGACCGAAGAATTTTTTTATAAAAGCAAATTAGGAAAATACGGCTTAAGATCAGATTGTAAAAAATGTAATACATCATATAGCAAACAATATGGTAAACAACATTATCAAGAAAATAAGGAAAAAATAAAACAGTATCAACGCAAAAATGAAGAAAAAATAAAATCACAGCGGCAATCAATTAGCAGGAAAAAATATGAGAAATATTGGTATCAAAAGAATAAGGACAGGAGAAAAGTACTTTATAAAAATAACGCAGAAAAAATATCACAGAAAAGGCTTCAGTATCGCAAAGAAAACTCGGAAACAATAAAACAACGTAATAAACAATATTGGCATAATAACCTAGAAAAAGCACGAGTACACAGACAAAAAAGGGAATCATTAAAAAAGGGATTATTGGCAAGTTATACTACTCAACAATGGGATAGGTGTAAAAAATCTTTTAATAATAAATGTGCGTATTGTGGCAAGGAGGAACTATTACAGCAAGACCATTTTATACCGTTATCAAAAGACGGAGAATATACGGTAAACAATATTATCCCTGCTTGTAAATCGTGCAACACCAGTAAAGGGAATAAAGATTTTTTTGAATGGTATCCTAAACAATTATTTTATTCTAAACAAAGGAGGACAAAAATATTAAAATATTTAAATTACAGCGACCAAATACAACAACTAAGCATCTCGACATGAGGTGCTCTTTATTTGAACAGTCCACAAAGTCGGCACATTACAGAATAGATAGGATCGAGAGGGAGGAAACATCATGAAAGGATTTGATTGTAATCAAAAATTATCTTTTGAAAAAGCAAAACAGTTTAAAGCTAGCGGATATGATTTTGCTATACGTTATGTAGGACGTCTAAAACAGGCTACAATCGACATTGACAAAGTGGAGATAGATAATATCCTTCGGGCAGGGTTAAAACTTGCTATAGTGCAGCATTGCCCTCCAAAGCCAGGTATACAGGCTACAAAGGAACTAGGTACAGAATATGGCAAAAATGCGGCATTGTTCAGTAAAGAAGCCGGATATAAGGCTGGATGCATAGTATACCTTGACCTTGAAGATGTCACTCTAGGAACGTCCAAACAAAGCATTATTGATTTTTGCAATGCTTGGTATGAACAAGTACAGGTAGGAGGATACACACCGGGCGTATATATCGGATTTAATACATTTCTCACAGGGGATGAACTATATTATGAATTGAAATTCCAGCATTATTGGCGATCACTTTCTAAAGTGCCGGATGTGACAAAGCGTGGCTATGAGATGATTCAATCCGCAATTGGTATTGTCAACGGAATTCAGATTGATAATAATGTAGTAACAGGGGACAAATTAGGCAATTCCCCGGTGTTTATGCTGCCTGAAAAGATTTTAACACATGTAATAAATGTTTACAATGATGGTAGTTGTGAAGTCAATTAAATGAAAGGAGAATTACTATGAAACAAAATAGGTTTACAAGTTGGACAGCATGGTTGACATTATTACCAATTATAACTATGCTAGGTGATACGTATGGATTTTGGAAAGCAATAGGCATGCCACAGGATACATTTACAAAATTGTTTACAGCGGTAGGAGCTTGTTTAATTGCTTTTGGCATATTCAATAATCCTACTACAAAGGACAGTTTCTAGTCCGCAAAAAGCCCCTCAATTAATTTAAATAAATAGCAGTAACTTGAAAGCCTTCGGTATATCCGAGGGCTTTTATTTTTTTGCGTAAAAATATTTTAAAATGGGTCTATAGACCTATATACATATATATATACAAATGGTATAATTAATTATAAAGTAAATTAAGGTTGCGGGCGGGAAAAGCCGCCGGACGTGGAGGTATGAATATGATAGAACTAACAGGCAGTGAGAAACAAGTAGCTTGGGCCACTAAAATAAGGCTAAGGGAAATGTCAGCAATGACATGGAACTTGAAAAATGCTCCAGTATTAATAGCAACAAAAATGAAAATGAAAATAGAAGCAGTAGAGAATGAGCTCACCGCAAAATGGTGGATCGAGAATCAGAACATAGCTGAACACATCAAAGATTCAGCATGGCATAAAATATACTAGGGGACTAAAAATCCCCTTCCGTCTCCGCTTAAGCGGACTGACGAGTCCCTGAAATGGGACGAAACGGAAAAGCAAGAGAGTGTGGATGTAATGCAGTCATAAAATTTATTAATGAAAAGGAGGATATTATGAAAAATTTGACAGGAAAGAAATGGGGAGAGATCTCTGAAATTCTACAACAGCGGCTATTAGTAACTACAAATTGCATTGACGGCAGGACTGGTAATCGTGCTGTTGATGGAGAATGCATTGTTGATTTTGAAGGATGCGTTTTCAGCATTGCAGGTGAAATTGTAGATAGTGAAATAGTTATAGATCCTAATTCGGAATTTTATAACCCAGGTGAATGAAAAAAACAGACTGCACAAAAATAGGATAATAAAAAGGAGGCTTTATGATGAAAAATTGGAATGAATTAACAGCAACTGGTAAATTCAAAAGATTAAAAAAAGCTGCAAACAGCTTCGAGGGCAACAGTAGTAATTGTCTTGACAAGTTTTATGAGGAGCTTCATGACTACACTGATAATAAGAGCGCAGACAGCTTGGAGTCCGCAAAAAACGAAATGGAAAAAGCTAACAAATACAGAGGATATACAAATTATTGTCCTCTGCCGGAAATCGAAAAATTATTATACTAATTAAAGACAAGACAATAGGATTTGAGGTGAAATAATGCTTACGCCCACTGAAACAAAAATAGCAGAATTAATAAAAGCCGAAAGTTTGACCAATCGACAAATAGCTGAGCGTTTGGGAATAGCAGAAGGGACAATCAGAACGCACATGCACAAAATATTAATAAAACTAAGAATCAATAGTAGATATGAATTAAAGTAGCCCGGCGAATAATCGGGTTGCTTTAGTTTTTCCTGCACTATGCATCAGATCAGATTTTAGGCTTAAATCATCTTAAAATATTTTCTCATTATTTTCGACTTTTTCTCTCAATATTTTCAATGAATGAATATTGAAATATATTACAAAAAGATATATGATGTGATGGATAATATAAAAAAGTTGGGGGGATATATTTATGGAAGCATTAGGGGTTTTTGGTTTTTTAGGTTTATTGATATGCTTTATTATGATAATTATATCGGCAATTAAGAAAAACAATAAGATTAAGAAGTGGGGAATTGGCATTGTAATATGTTTTATTGTATTTGTGGTCGGCATAACAAACATAACAAACACTGAGACAAAACAGGCAAATCAGGTTATTAAGTATGAAGAACTGAAAACAGAAGAAAAGGCTGAAATTGTGGCTGAAAATCTTGAAGAAAATAAAAAAGAACCTATTCAAGTAGCAGGTCAAATAACGCAATTCAAACCAGTAACTCAAATATCTGTTGGTGAAACACAACAACTCAAACCAAGCGAACAAACCGTTTCCGAGATTAAAGAAGAAAAAGAAACTCCCATATTAAATGTACATTTTATAAATGTAGGACAAGCTGATTGCATTTTCATAGATTATGGCGATTATGATATTTTAATAGATGCCGGCAATAACAATGACGGCGCATCAGTAGTTGACTACCTGAAAAAATTAAACACTGATGACATAGAAATATTAGTTGCCACTCATCCGCATGAGGATCATATAGGTGGTCTTGATGATGTCCTGGCTGCCTTTAAAGTTGAAAATATCATTGACAGTGGAAAAACAGCTACAACAAACGCATATAAAGACTACTGGAGTGCTGTACAAAACGAAAAAAGCAATTATCAAGCTGACAAAGATTTAACATTTAATATAAGTGATCAGATTACTTTTAAAGTAATAGAAACTGGTGATAGTTTTAGTAATATAAATAATTATTCAGTCATAACAGTTCTAAATTACAACAATATAGAATTTCTATTCACCGGCGACATGGAATCTGAAGCAGAACTTGCAGTATTGAATAAATTCTTTGATATAGAAGTTTTAAAAGTTGGTCATCATGGTAGCCGTTCCTCCACGTCACAACAGTTTTTAAATAAAGTATCTCCTGAATATGCAGTCATATCGTGCGGTAAAAACAATAGCTACGGACACCCACATGTAGAAACACTTCAAAAATTAAAAGATGCAAATGTGAAGACCTTTAGAACTGATGAGCAGGGGACAATAATAGCAACAACTGACGGCGAAAAAGTTGTATTTAATATTAATGCAACTACAATACAAATAAATGCCCAACCTGTAACCCCACCTGTAGAAGTAAAAAACGATACAACAATTCCAACCACAGAAAACGCAGATAAAAAAGAAATAACTGTATACATAACCAACTCTGGCGCAAAATATCATACTAATGGATGCCAATCCCTAAGCAAGAGTAAAATACCTATAACCTTAAATGAGGCAAAAGCACAGGGTTATACACCTTGCAGTAAATGTCACCCGCCACAATAAATTATACATTGATTAATTTTATAATTATTCATATATCGAAAAATTTAATACAAGAGAGATTAGGTAGATTTTCACCTAATCTCTCTTGTATTAAATGATTTACAATAATCCGTACTTAATATTAAAGGCATTGCGTTTAATATTAGTCTATTATTAATACAATATATAAATATTATTTCAAAATATATGTTGCAAGAATTTTTTGCACATCGTATATATTGACTTTTTTGTTAAACTTTTTCACAAGTGGTTCTTTAGCACTTGAAATCCAAATTTTAAGCTCTGCATCTAAATCAAAATGTCCAGCTGTTTCAATGCTGAAATGCGTTATGCTTTTATAAACTATTGAATGATATTCGATCTTCTTACCTGTAAGCCCCTGAAAATCAACTAGTATTAATCTTTTATTTGTGAATATAAATACATCTCGGATTAATCCAAATCCAATTTCGATAGTTTCTTCCTCGGCTAACAATGTCCCATACTTTTTTACCAAATCTTCCGTTTTTAAAACAGAAGCATTTCCCAATAAATTTGAAAAAATATCCATTATTTGCCTCCTTTATATATTTTAAAATTTCATTTATATAAATAACATCATAAAAACAAAGTTACTTCTCCTTTATTTCTAGAATTATGATACAACAAAAATTTATTTTGTACAATAGTGCTTTATACTCATAAATAGGTATTTAGCCTTATTTTTTTAATTATAGTATATTTTAGTATATCTTTTCTAAAATATATGGTAAAATGTCAATAAAAATAAAATTATTCACTTGACTGGTGCTTACTTCCTTTTCTTTCTAATATTCAACGCGAATCGCATAAAGCAAAACTTTTATATTTATGGACAAGCGTATAAGATATTATTTTTTCATTAGGATGTTGCTAAAATAAAATTTTATTTTAGGAGGAGTCACGAAATGAAAGAAAATTTGATGTTAAAAGTTCAACGTGTTAAAATGGGACTCAATGAAGCAGAAGTTGCAGTGCTTATACGCATGATAAAAAAAGACTATATTGCGATAGAAAACAATAAAGTCAGTCCTAAATTAAAAGATATGATAAACATAAGCAATGCATTTAATGCGAGTATGGAAGAATTGTTT